AGAAAGCGTAACCCTTCGGCAACGTCCGGCGCAAGGCGGAAGCCGATCGAGACTGTGTGCTCTCCCGGCTTCAACTTCGGTCGGCCGCGTTTTCGCTTTGGCTCCTGTTCGTCGTCCATGATTCGACTCTACTTGAAAAAAAATGTCGCGACAAGTACTTGCTTTTTATTGTCGCGACAAGATATAATAGGTTCATAGTAACGACGGCGACGACGGAAGGCTGAACGAAATGACGATCAACGGTAAAACGCTCACCCAGGCCCGCAAAGAATTCAAGCGCCACCAGCGCGATTACGCCGAGGCCGAGAAGGCGCTCGCGACCTGCACCGCCGGCGACGGCTGGGACCAGAGCTGCCGCAACGACATGAAGTGGGCGGCAGAAAACCTCGCCAAGCTGGTCCGGGACTTCGGGGAGGCGGTGCTTCCCCCGGCCCTGGCCCACCGGCTGGCTGAGGCCGCATAACTCAAATCAACTAGCGCGGCGGCGCATCGACTGGTACTCGATGCGTCGCCACTTGAAAGGACGAACGACGTGACCGTTGCCCTTCCCGCCGCGCAATTCGCGGCCTCTTCCACCGTCCCCGCGGGCTGGTCCGAGATCGAAGCGGACCCGATCGTCTCGTACGATCTGCCGACTATGACAGAGTACGGCCCGGAGCGTGTCTGCCCGACGTGCGCCGACAAGAACGGCGCCGCGCTCGATAGCGCTTACCACATCGTCCGCGCGTCGGAGTTCTCGGCCGACACCGATGACCACGACGCGTACGCCGCGGGCCGTTGCTGCTCGTATTGCGGAACGCCTTTCCCGGGCCAAGTGCTCCGGGCCACGACGTGCCCGCGCACGACGTTCTGCGCGGAGTGCGACTGATGCGCACGCGCTTTCACATGACCGAGCGCGAGCGCATCGAGGGTCGGCTCGCGGCTGCGAAGGCCCACGGCGGCGCGCGCGCGGCGATCCCGCGAGACTCGCGCGAGGCGCATCCCGTCTACACCGTCACCGGCTCTAGAGGCGACCGCTACCGCGTCGACGTCGTGACGCTCGATTACATTCGCTGCACATGCGACGCAGCAGTCAAGGGTCGTGGGGCGCCTTGCTGGCATGCTGCGGCTGCCTTTCTTCGCGCGATCGCGGACTCGGCGGTGCAAGCGTGAGCGCCGATGTTAGCACTCTGCGCGAATCGCTCGCGCTTTGGGAAGATCGCGCGTCGCGATGCGAGCAAGCCTATGCGACCGCGAGCGGCCGCGCGCGCAAGCTCAAGTACCAAGCGTGGAAGGCGGCCGAAGAGCGAGTCGACGCCTTTCGCGCGCAGATCGCGACCGCCGACGCCGAGTGGCCGTGCCTCTCGGCTACTTCAAACGGCGGCGTCTGGCATAGCGAAGAGTGCGAAGAGCACGACAACGACGCTGTGCGCGCGCGGATCGAGGCGCTATGAGCACGCGTTTTCAGCTGCTTGATCGCGACCAAGACGGCGGCGCGGTTTTTGACCGGATCCTCGCTCCGTCAACGGCGCCGATCGCGGCCGCGTCGCCGACGCAGACGAATCCCGTCTCGCATGCGCCGATCGCGACCGCGGCTTCGTACGCAGTCGGCGCCGTCGTGGGCGGAATTATCCCGGCAATCACCTGGGACGTCGCGCATCATCAGGCGCCGACGAACCCGACGCTCTGGCTCGCTGTCGCCGGCGGCCTGCTCTACTCCGCACCGCTCGTGGCCGCGTGGTTTTCGCGCTATGTCGGCCGGATTAAGGCGTGGGGCTTCGTCGCCGCGCTTGAGACCGCTCGTTCTTGCTCGCGTACTTAAGCAGCGAGTAGAGGCGACCGTTACTCCAAGGCGCTGGCGTCGCAGCGTTCGCTCGCGCCGCGATCTCGGTGAGTTGCTCGTCGGTCATTTCGCGCATGATGGTTCCTCAACTAGTTGAAGCTGCCGCAATTCTTGCGCCGTCGCCGGCATGCGTTCGATCGCGATCTCCACGCGCGGGCAGCCTTCCGGCGCGTAGAGTTTTTGGACCACGAGAACGATGATGTCCGAGTCGTCGTCGATCGCGCTGCCTTTGAGCGAATCGAGAACCGCTCGAGCGAGTTTGTCGACATCGGGTTTTTTGGTCGGATAAAGCGTGTGCCGCGGAATCGAGATCGGGCGCGGCAGATAGAACGTGAGCCCGACGCGCAGCGGGCCCGCGATCGGCGCGTGCGCGGCGTTGAACGCCCACGATCTCGCCGCGCGCTCGACATCGGCTCGCCAACGCTTGAAGTTGACGCGGCCTTGCGAAAGCGTGCCGTCCTTACGTCGAATCGCTCGGCCCTCGACGATCACCGCCCTCGGATTCACGACCGCGTACTGACCCCGCCACGTGATCCGTTTCCCGACTACGTACGCGGTCTTGTTGCCCTGCGGGGACGGAACGCCGAACACGGTGATCTCGCAGTCCGCCATCTAGTTCCAGCGGATCGGGTGTGAGATCGGCGTGTAGTAGCCGCGCGGAAACTCGAAGACGATCTTTCCTTCGGCGACGATGGCGCTCGCGAACACGATGATGACGGGACGCGTCACGCTCAGAACAGCTTCATCTGCGGGTCGATCATCTCGCCCGCCGCGTAGCGCGCTCCGTGCGCCACGCACAGCGCCTTCTGCGGATCCTCGCGCATGCGATCGGGCTCGGCATCATCGTCAACCTCTTCGTCCGACTCGTCGGCGTCGAGCTCGGCCTGCGTGCGACGCAGGGGCCCAGCTTGGCGGATGCGCGCCTTCTTTGCCGTCGACTGTCGCGATACGCTCGGCCTTCGAGCACGTTTCGTGATGGACTTTCGTCGACGAGCCGCACTCGCCGCAAAGGACCGTCGCCTTCGGGCACGCCGGCACGTGCTTGCCGTCGAGCAGCCCGCAGTCCGCGCACGCCGACGTCCCGATGCTGCCGCGCTTCTTCGCGGGCGTCGTCGGTGGCGTTGGCTCTTTGGCCGCCGCGGCCGCGCCGCGCGCCGCGCGGATGCGTGAGGGTTTCGGGGGCGGCGCTTTGCGCGCGGCCGGCTTCGGTCGTGCCATGCTCAGTTACTCCGTGACGGGATCTGCGCCGAAGCGCGAATGCAGATAGGCGATGACGCGCGTGCAGCCGTCGATCTCGACGTCATCAAAAGCCTCAGCGAACAGCGCCGTCGCGTTGATGAGCAGCGCCGTCTCCGGTTCGTACTCTGGGACGTCCGGGGGGAGGGTGGTCTTAGCCCGCTTTTTTCGCGGTTTGCTTGGATGCGATTGACGCGCGTGGTGTGCGACGTCGAGTGGGGTGACGAAGCCGGTGGCTCCGCAGCGTTTGCAATCCATAGGTCTCCTAGTCGTAGAGATTGGTCGAGCACGAGACGTCGTGCGCGTGAAGCGCGCAGCGATGGCATGCCGAGCAAAGTTCGAGTCCCGATTGGCGGCAGAAAACGCATCGCGGTACGTCGTCGCTTGATCGTGCAGCTTGGGCGCGCGCGACGACTTCGGCGAGTTGGCGCGCGAGGAGAGAGCTGTCGCGGATCATCACTCACGCACCTCAAGCGATAGCGTTGGTCCGCTCGCGCGTAAGGCGAGCTTCTCCAGGCTCTTTGCCGCCGCGCGCTCGTGCGCGATCCCGGCCTGGAAGGCTTCGGCGACGTACGTCTCGGCTCGCGGATGCTTTTCGTTTTGCGGCCACGCTGCCACGAATTGCTTCGCAAACTCGCGTGCTTCGCGGGAGATCCTCATTCGGTCACCGCTTCCCACTCGCCGATCGGCGCGACATGCTCGCACGACGCGCACCTGTGCAGACTCGATGCGTTCGCGTTGTTCATCGTCGTCAGAATCCGCGAGTGATTCCGGCAGAGCACCGCAGCGCAACGCGGGCAACGACGCGCGGCCGGAAACGCGCACGGCAACGAATGTTTCGAAATCACCGGCCATCAGCGCGTCACCCGGTGATCGCGACGACGGCACGTCCGCTCGTGCGTTTCGTACGCCGCTTTGAGATCCGCGCTCGGTCCGATGCGCTCAAGGCAGTTGCCGCAGGTCGCAGTGTGCAGCTTCGCTGGCGCGGGCTGGCGCTGGTCGGCTGGAATCGCATGAGGATCGGAGATCATGACGCCACCATTAGGGTCGGCTGAGCGCTGCTCGAGTCGAACCACGGCGGGATCACATGACCATCGGGCGTCGTTTCAAGCCACAGGCTGCGCCACCCGTGGAATTGCATCGGGATCGATCCCGCTTCGCCTTCGCGCGCCTTCAAGATCACGAACTCGGCGCGCGCGCGATCGGCGGCGTCCGGTGCGTCCGCCGTCGGGCGATACGGCGCGATGATGATGTGGGCGTTGCCTTCGGGGTTTCCGCCGTCGCGGATCCCCGCGAGCGTCGGGCGCTCTTTCATCGCCGCACGATTGAAGTGCGCGACGACGTGAGCGACACACCCAAACTCATACGCGAATTCGAGCAGCTTGCGATACACGCGCTCGAGTCGCTCGTTGAGCGTTGACCGATCGCCGCCACGGCTTTCAGCGTCCGCAACGAACGTCGCGTGATCGATGATGAACGCAGCGAGACGCTCGCGCTTCGAGATCCGGCTCAGCTCGCGACGGATATCCGCGAGTCTTGAGAACGGCTTGCCGTACCAGTAAATCGGGCGGTCGACGATTTGATTGCCCGCGTCCGCGATACGATCCCAATCGTTCCCCGCGGTCTGACCGAGGCGCATGCGTCGCGTCGAAACGTTCGAGTAGAGCGCGATGTGCCGCATTTCCATCGTGCGCGGATGCATCTCGAGCGAGAAAAACGCGACGGCGCCGTAGTTCGCAGCGACGTAATCTGCAAGCATCAGCATCGCACCGCTCTTGCCCGTGCCGGGCGCTGCCGGCCAGATCGCCATCTCGCTCGGGTGGAATCGGCCGACGGACTCATCGAGCGACGGCCACGGTGATGACTGACCGACTTCGACCTCGCCCTCAGCACGCGCCGCAATGTCGCGAAACGTTTCGGCGAACAGCTCGCTTGAAGACTGGCCGCGGGCTTTCGGAGCACCGTACTCGAGCACGCGTCGAAGCAGCGAGTCCGCCTGCTCGAGTGCGGCGTCGACGTCGTCCTCGCCGACGAAACCGAGCTCCCAAATCTTTCGGCCGGTCGTGATCAACCGGCGCAATTTCGACTTCTCGGAGACGAGCCGCGCGTAGTACTCTGCCGACGCACTCGTCGGAACCGTGTCCGTGAGTTGACGCAGGTAAGCGAGTCCGCCGATCTTGTCGAGCTGCTCTTCGCCGCGAAGGTGCTCGGCGAGCGCGATCACGTCGATCGGCTCGTGCCGCGAGGCGAGCTTGAGCATCGCGCGATACACCGTCGAGTGATAGCTCGCGTAGAAATCACCGGGTTTCACGACGCCGGCGACCGCGTCAAGCATCTCGCGATCGACCAAGATCGAGCCTAAGACGGCCATCTCCGCGGCCAGAGAATGCGGCGGAATGTCGAGCTGCTGCTGGTCGAGATCCTCGCTCACTTGACCCACCCCCCGTCGCGATGCTCGCGCGGTATGTTTCCGGGCGACGACGACGCGTGGCCGTTGCGATGCGCGGACGGTGCCAACAGCGCGGGCCCCGGCTTGAAACTCTTTGCGCACTTTACCGCGTACATGACGCCGGTCGCCTCGTGCCGCACGGCCTCGCGGAGCCCGTAGAGCATCGCGTCACGGCCGAGCGCGACGATACGCCGCTCGATCTCGCGGCGCTCGTTTGCGATCCGGCTTGCCGCGATTGTGCCGGTCGCGTTTTCGCCCGCCATGAGCGCGATCAGCGAGACGACTTCGGCTTCGATCTCGGCGTCGAACGACGGACCCGAGGTTTCTTCCGGGCGAACTCGCGCGCTCGCGCCCGTTTTTTTGCTTAACGGTGGGGAAGCGTTAGCTTTCCCACGAGATTCGGCGTTAGCCGAATCAGTATTACCGTTACCGTTACCGTTACCGTTAGAGTGTGACAAGGGCGTGACTTCCGCGTGACTTTCAGCGTGACTTCCGCGTGACATAGCCGTGACATCGCCGTGACCTTGACCCGTTGTCACGCCGTTGTCACGCGTTTGTCTCGAGCGATTTTGGCGAGCCGCCCACTGCTGTCGGGTGCCATGATCGCGCACCATCCGCCGTGAGAACAGCACCCCATCCGGCGTCTTCGAGAGCACGCCGTTCGCCTCGAGTTCGCCCAGCAGCTGGCTGACGATCTTTGCGTCTTCGCTGACCAATCTCGCGATCGCCGCGGCGCTCTTGATCGGCATGCCCTGCGTCGTCGTGAGGTGCCCATACGGATCGCCGAAGTGCATCGTGCACATCATCTCAATCCAAAGCCCCCGCGCCGCGAGCGAGCAAAGTTTCAGCCCTTCGTCCCCCTTCCACGCTTCCGGGAAGAACGGAAAGTGCTGATGTTTGGGCATCGGGGGCTCCTTCGTTGTCAGTGAACGGCGCGAGAGCGTCTCGCGCATCGGTGAATCTGCACGCCTCGGCGGCGTCGCGCGAAAGCGCGTGATCGCGGACGTGCGTCGGCAGCGAAGAAAGCACGTCGCCAGCGATCCGGATCGACACGACCGCGCCCTGGAGGCAGCTTGCGCAATTCTCGTCGATGACGCACAAGAGCGACGCGTGCGCCAGGATAGCGTGCGCTCGAGCGCGAGCGAGCAGCGTACTCGAAAGCGCTGGCACGGCGAGCGCGATCATATCGCACCTCGCGGCATGAGCAGCCAGATCACGACCATCGAGATCACGAGCCCGATGAGGATGCCCTGAGCAATCACGTCATACGCGGCCCAGAAATCGCCATGAGGCGCGGGACGGCGCAGATACGCCCAGATCATCGACGCCGCGCGCCGAACGCGCTGCAGAGGCGGGAATCGCGCGATGCGGGCCATCATTGCGGCACCGCGCCGACGATGTGGCTCAGATAGTACCCGGCGATCGCAACCGCGACCGTGAGCGAGCCGATGATCGCGAAGCGCTCGATCGGCGAAAGCGCGCTGCCCGGCTTCGGATCGGGCCGGAGCGCGAGCGGATCGTACGGAGCGCGCTCGCGCGCGGACTGGCGCTCGACGGCCATCAGCTCGCCGCCTTGAAGATCGCGCCGTCGACGAACTGATTCGCCCACGGCGGCGCGCTCTTGCGAAGGTGCTTCTCGCAGAATCGCGCACGCAACAGCAGCGTCTTCACTACGGCTGGCGTGTAGACGAACGACTCGGCGACGATTACGAAGCGAGCGCGCTCGAGGCAGCCCGAACCCTGGCACGCCGGAAGGCGGCCCTGCGTCGGGACCGCGGCGTCGACGCTGACGTAGAGCTCGCTCTCCCTCATGCGGACACTCGGCTCGTATGACCCTCGGCCCGCTCGCGAAGAATCGTGCGCGCGGTATACCGGAGATCTCGATGCTCGACGTCGTCGAGCTTCTGGAGGATCCAGCGGAGCATGCCGTCGTCGAGCGAGCGCATCGGCTGGCCGGCGTGCTTGCCCATGTACATGCGCTGCACGAAGGTCGGAGACTCAGACAGCGCAATGAGCGCGTCGACGTCATCCTCTCCGCCAGCGGCGAGATAGCGCTCGACGAGGGTCTCAAAGATCTTCGCGGTGACCGTGACGTCGTCGCCGGCGCGATGCCCGGCTCCCTCGACCACTTTGCCGTGGCCGAGGAAATATCTCAGCGTTTGGTTTTTGTGGTTCGGCGCATCGGGAACGATGTGCTGAGCCAAACGTTTCGAGCAGATAGAACGCCGACACGCGAGCATCGGCAAGAACGCGAGATCAAAAGAACTATTATGGGCTACGACGATCGTGCCCGCAGTCGCCTGGACCAGCGCGGGAGCGATCTGCTCGAGCTCCCACTTACCGCAGACGTCCTCGTCGACGATATGCGTGATGCCGGAGATGTCAGCCGGAATCGGCACGCCTGGGTCGACGAATGCTTCGAGCGACCAAGTCGCCCGCCAACCCTGAAACGGCGACACGACCTTCATCGCGACTTCGATGACGCGCGCGGTCTTCGGATCGAGGCCCGTCGTCTCGACGTCGACAATGGAAAATAGAGATTCGGTGATGCGACTCATCGAGCATCACGGTCCTTGAGCGGAAGCGCGCGCACCGCGGCGTATGCGGCGTCGATCGTCTTTTTGGAGAGTTGCGGCCGCTTCGTATTCTCGACGAGCACCGCGACGAGCGCGGTCTCCGTCAGCCCGCGATCGCGAGCCATCTCGACGATCTTCTGCGCGGCAAACAAGTCGACGTCGCCCTTGATCTTCGCGGGCGTATCGCTCGTGAGGATGAGGATCTGGTCAGTCGCGAGGGTCGCGCTCGCCGGCGGCTCGGCGTTCGGGTCGCTCGAGGCGACGTCGGGATCTCCAGGCTCGACCGCTTCGTGCGCGTCGTCGGCCGCGGCGCGATCGTCGTCGGGCTCAGCCTTGCTCGGCTCGTCCTGCGGCTGTGTCTGCTCAGCATCGACGACGCGTACGCGTTGGGCGAGCCGTTCGCGAAGTTCGGCGGCGCGCGTCGTCGATGCGGTCGCGGTCGGTGCCGGCTGCTGCAGCGTTTGTCCGTCGCGATCGGCAAGCTCGTCCTCGAGGTAAATGCCGCCGACGTCTTCGGGGAACGCCATGCGCAGCGCCATCGCCTCGGCGCGGATGCGCAGCTGGTGCTCGGGCTGGTTCTCCCAATTCCCATGGATCTTGCCGTCGCGCTTCTTGACGAATTCGTCGAACCGCGCGATTCCGTAGAACGGCAGCCAGAGATCACGCTGCTCGATGCCGCGCGCCGCGAGCGTGCCGATCGCGCGATAGACGACGACGGTGCACGAGAGCGGCATCCGCTTGCCGGCGATCCCGCCGTATTTCGAATGCTCGGCGCGGAACGTCGCGGGTTTGCCGTTCTCGTCGAGGACGTATTCCCACGTCGGCTCCGACTGCCCACGATAGAGCGAATTGCGCGACGCGATCACGCGCAGGCCGTCGATTCCCGTGACGATCTGCCACTTGTCCTCGCCGTTGTCTTTCTGCTTCCACAGATAGACGTGCTTGCGAAACGGATCGAGGCCCGCGCGTTTGCAGAACGCGAGAAAGAAACCGGCCATCTCGCGCGGAGCGTCTTTGCACGTGGTCTTGAGCAAAATCGCGTACTCGGAGTCGGTCAGCCCATACGTGGTCTCGACGACGCTGGTCATGGGGGACTTCGCGGGTTTCGCGAGCTCGATCGCGCCGTTCTCCGGCGCGGCTAATTCGGTTGCGGTCATCGCTATTTAGCTTTCGGATTCAACCGCATCACGCGCGAAGAGCTGGCAGCAACGCTGTACGCCTTGCGCTCCTGGGTGCGGAAAGTGAGAAGTTTGTGGCCCATCGGATCGACGAGCGCGTCATGATCGCCCATGAACTCGGCGATGCGCGCCTTGCACGCGTCGATCTTGGCGTCGAGCTCTTTGGCGGTCTCTTGTGCCGCGCGAAGATCCGCGATGACGTCCTCGATCTCGCTGGTCGCGACGATCGGCGAGTCGATGTGGAACGGGTACCGCGCGCGGACGTCGTCGAGCGAGCGCGGCGTCGGCGGCGTGTCGGTTTGCACGTGCTGCCAGAACTGCGCCTCGAGGCGCACCATCATCGCCGCGAACTCCGGGTCGTACGGCACGTGATAGATCGCCGGCGGCCGCCCGCCGAAGAGCACCACGAGATCAGACTCGCGGTAGCCGGTGACCTCCATCTGATGCTGGAGCTGGAACATATAGGCCGGTGGAACGAGATCGCTTCCGTCCGGGCCCCACTCGTCGTCGGAGATCGCCCACTTGTTGGTGATGCCGCTGGTTTTGAGCTCGACGATCTTGCGCTCGCCGACGACCACGCGATCGAGGTTCGCCGCCATGAACGGATGCTGCGGATGAACGCGGATCTTGTGATCCTGCCGCAGTTTCTTTCCGGTGCGCTGTTCGTAGAACGCGGCGACGCCGGGCTCGAGGATCAAGCCGAGTTGCACCGCGGCATTGTCGGAGAGATCGTCCGGCTCGATCCGGCGCGTCTTGAGTAGCCAGAGGTAATACTCGGACTTGTGCTCCGACATGCCGCACGCGATCGCGGCTTCGGACGAGCCGATGAAGTTCGGGCGCGTAGCGAGCCACTCGTCGCGCTCCATGTCGCGGGTCGAGATCGCGTTAACCACGGCGCACCGCGATCGGCGCGCACGCCGGGCAGTAAACGTTCTGCGCGATCCGCCACGCGTCGTTCGTTCGCGCGCCGCAGCCGCCGCAGTAGAACACGCCGTTGCGCTCGACGACGAGCGGGCGCTGCGCAGTTAGCATTGATCGTCACCGACGGCCAGCGCGAGCGCCAGCTTCGACTGCGAGCATGAGCCCGCGTCGACGTGCGCGAGGTGCCCGCCGAAGTCCGCCGCGCCGCAGCACGGGTAAAGCAGCGCGTCTTTCGGGTCGAGCCGCGAGGCCGTATGCGCGCGCCCGGCGTCCTCGAGCATCGCGGGCGGAAACCAGCGCGTAAGGCCGCTGTCGAATTCGAGCTTGACGTCGACGAGCTCGCCCTCCGAATAGCGCTCGCCGATGATGTTGCCGATCGTGCCGGTCGCGATCATTCGACGCAATTCCCGCTGCACTCGTGCGCAGGGCAGCAGTTGGGGCAGAGCGTGCGCCGGCACAGCCAGCCGTAGTAGACGTCGTGATCGGCCAGGACGACGCCGCACTCGATGCAGTGAACGGGGGTGCTCATGCGGCACCGCCCGGCTGCGCCGCGCCCGCACGACACGAGATGGTCGCCCGAGCTCCAGATCGTCGCGCCGCGAACGCCGCAATCGACGACGTAGCGGTCGCCGTTCCAACTCGCGTGATGGATCGTCCCGCTGCCGGGAATCTTTCCGACGCGCGCTTCCGCTTGCGCGGGGGCGTCAGAGTGCGATAAGGTCTGCATGCAACGCAAGTCCCTGAACGCCGGAGCGCGCCAACGCTCCGGCGTTCGTCTGTGTCGCGATCGGCGCGACGCCGTCGACCGGAACGGCGGTACCCGGCCGCGGCCGCGCGTCGCGAGGTTCCCATCGGCGGGGCATATCCGCCGGACAGAGCCGGAATGTCCCGACCGCGCACGCGCGCCGCGGCATCGCCGGGGAATGAGCCCTTTGCGCGGGCTCGCGCGTTCGATCGGGAATGCTGGATGATCACGCGCGGCCTGCCTTGAGATAGGCGACCCACGCGCGACGCGGTACGCGACGGCGCTTGCCGACGGCGACCGACGAGAGCTCGCCGCTCTCGATAAGGCGGCGGATCGAGCGATCGGAGACGCCCGTTTCCTTGGCGATCTGTCGCGCTGTGAGCAGCTCGTCGCGAGAGATCGCGCGGGCTTCGGTCGCCTCGTTGATCGGGTTCGGGCGCGCGGCCATCACGCTGCCACCGCGACGGCGTCGATCTCGCGATTCGCGTCGCGTCCGCGGGCGATCGCCTCGCGAATTTCCTCGAGCGCTGCACGGAGCATCGGGCAGTTCGGCCGGTCGTAGACCGCGAGCACGAGCCGATCGCGCGCATCGAACAGCCGCGCGAGAACCTCGCAGACGGCGTTCTGCGCCACCGGCACCGGCACGACAAGTGCGCGCGACATGCGCCCGAGACTCCGCGACTTCGGCGGGTCTGTTACGATCGCCGACGTGACCATTTCAAGCCACCGCCCGATCCATGCGCATCGCGAAGCCTTTGTAGGCGTGGCGCAAGCGATCGTAAGCTGGTCGGCTCGGCTCGGTTTTGCCAGCCAACCACGCGCGCACGGCTTGGGACGACACGTCTGCCGCAACGGCCACGTGCTCGACTCGTAGATGCAGCTCTTCCATGGTCTCGCGGAGAGCTTCAGCGGTGCTCATGGCGTTATTATAACTAATGCAACAGTTATGTCAACCACTGTTGGGCCGTAGTGTATCACCATGCTGCGGTGAGCGCGCGGAAAAACAAGGAGTCGCCTTTGAAAGCGACTCCGTTAATTCGTCCGGTGGTCCGAAGGCCAAGTAAGGTGCCGCGGATTGGCGCGGATCATCTTTCGCGGCGCGGCTGAAGAAGATGCGGGAAGAGCGGGGTCTTACTGTCGCCGAGTTAGCGGCAAAAGCAAAGGTCACGGCTCAGGCGATTCAGCGTCTCGAAAACAACCCGTCCGCGGAACCGGAATTTTTCAACGGAGTCGCGATCGCCGAAGCGCTGGGAGTGACGGCTACCGAGCTGGCTGGATATCCGTCAGCCGCACAATCGCTCGCCGTCACGCAGCAGGATGGTCCATTTGCGACGCGCGCCGATCTTCTTGAGTTGGCGGAAGGCATTGCGCTCCTTCAGCAATCTGTTCTTGAGCTCGTAGGCGCGTCAGAAGTGGCTTCAAGCGCGAAGCGCTCAATTCTAGCCATACTCGAGACCTCGAAATTGGATCGCCGATCCGGATGATCTCACCCCGGTCACCACGTTCATTTTCGGTTCTCTGGGATTCCATTGGTCCTCGCATGCCGACGGCGGTTTACTTTCGACGTGAACGATTGCATTACTATTATCACGCAAATTTTGCGCGAGGAAAGCGAACGTGAAAGGCGTTGACCCGAAGACCGCCGGCTGCGGCTTGCTGGTCGCCCTTGTGATCGCGGGCTTCGCCGTTCGCGAAATTTTCGGTGGCTCGATGATGAGCGCTGGAGCCGGACTCGTCTTGCTCGCGATCGCGCTCGCGGTGCTCGCGATCGTCGGGCAAAACTCGAAGTTCGGCGTGGTCGCTGGCGCGCTGGCCGTCGTGGGGATCGGGCTTGGGCTGGCCGCGCCACGTACAACGCCATCCGCCTCGGTATCTCCGCCGCCGCACGCAACGAAAATCGTCGCAGCCGTTCCGCATAAATCGCCTGCGCTTCGAAATGTTCAGCGCGAAGAGCCAGTGGCTTCGGTCGCACCGGCGCACGCATCTGCCGCCGACGAGCGCGAATACGTTCGCCAACTGATCCTCATCGGAGACGAGCTGGTCGAGCGAGCCAGCGAGATCGTTGACCATACGCCTAAAAATTCGATGGAAGCCGCATATGACGTTAGCGGCGACGAGGGACCAGCCGGACGATTTTACGTTGACGAACGGGCTTACCAAGATCGCTTGCAGAGCCGGAAGATCGTGGCGTTCAAAGACAATCTTGCGTTCGCCGCCGATTTTACAATTGTCGGCATCGACCCATTTCTGTATGGCGCCGTTCAGGAAGCGATGAGCTGCAACGCCGAGGCGGCCCGCGCGAACTTGCGCGTTGCGAAGGCCATCCTCGCCGAGTCGCATCGTGAGATCAACGGAACGCTCAATCCAGACTGGGCGCCGCCCGAAATTGACCCACCAGAAGGCACGTGTCCCGAAGAATAACGCCAATCGATTGTCAGAGGAGACCGCTTTGAAATTTGCCGATCTCGTACTCGCAGCCATACTGTGGAAGCATCGCTGATGCCCCGCATGATGACCGCGTTCTTCGCGAAACTCTGCATGGTCATGCTCGCATTCGCGATCGCCACGTCGCCGGCGAGCGCCAAGCGCGCGAAGCCGATGCGTGGTACGCGAGCTTCACCATCGAGGTCCCCGAGGAGCCGGTCGCGCATGTGCTTGCTAATACCGTTGGCGTCGTTCGGCGCGCAATCGCGCTATCAGCATTGAACGCGCCTTGGCACGTGAAGAACGGGTCGCATCATGACGCCCATAAGTCGTGCTACGCTGGCCGAGGAAGCCGGTCGCCGCTCACGATGTGCGGCGTAGGCACACACAACGATGAGAGTTGGGCCGGGTCAGCCTGTGGAGCCGAAGGCGCTGGCCGTCGTCCTCAGACGACGGTGAAACCGGCGGCGTAGAAGCAGGAAGATTTGTCTATACAAATCACAACGGTTACAGCCGCTACTGGTACGCGTGTTCGACACATCTCGTTTTAACAATCGACGAAACGTAAAAAACGAAAACAGCCCCGACCGTCCCGGTGGAACGAGTCGGGGCTGGTTTTTGTGAACCGTCGCGAGGCTTAGAGCAACGCGTCGACGCGCTTTTTGAGCAGCTCGAGTTCGGCGACCGCGAACTGGTCGAGCGGCGTTTCGAGATTCGTCGCCTGTCCTTTGAGCAGACTCACGACGAACGACGGAATGTCGAGCTTCGGCGCGACGACCGTTTCGAGCAGCGTGACGCCCTCGGCGGTGAGGGTGGGCACTTGGCCCTCGGCTTCGGTGATGAAGGCGTCCGCCGCGGGCTTGAGTGCACCGAGGACGTCCTGTAGAAGAGACATGCATGGCTCCTTGCCGGCGCGATGCCGGCGGCGTGAGAAAATCGCGCGGGTGCGACCCGCGTCGACGTCGCGCGCGACGCGCGCGAACGGTTATGAATCGGCCGAGAACGTGCGCCAGCGGCCGAGGAGCGCGCAGATCGCGCCGATCGCGGCGACGAGTGCGTGCGCGAGGATGGGCGGGATGTGCGCGCGCTCGAGCGACGCATCGATGTCGGGCGCGACGGCGGGGATGACGTACGACGCGATCACGAGCGCGAGCCCGAGGTAGCCGGTCGTCTCGGTGTTCGCGCGCGTCAGCGTCGCCTTCGCGCTCGCGATCGGCGACGGTGCGGGCAGCTGCGCGTCGACGGGAACGCCGTCAACGACGTCGTGCTTCGGAATCACGCCGTGGCGCTCTCGGTCTGCGCCACTTACAGCGCCGCCTTATACGCGTGCACCATCGCGCGCAGCGCGTTTCCGCAGATGCTCGCGTCGGTGAAGTGGACGCCTTGCGGCACTGCCGAGAAGCACAGCAGATCCCAACGCTCGAACGTCGACGCCGGGCCGTACGCGTCGTATTGCGCCGGCGAGCCGACGTGATCGCCAGCCTCGGCGTGCGTCATGATGTTCGGTTCGTCCGCGTACGGCGCGTCGGTTGACGTGCCGAGCGTATCGATCCCGTATCGCGCGCAGAAGGCCGCGGCGGCCGCGCAGAGATGCGTCAAGCCCATCACCGTGACCGGATCGGAGCCGAAGTCGTGCGGGTTGACGTCAGGACCGTCCATGCCGGTGATCGCAACCCCGAGCGCGCCGGTGTTGCGAAGCCACGTGTGCGAGGCCGGAGCGTTGTCGTTCAGCCCCGGCGCGTTGTCTCGAGGATCGTGCGTGATCGTCAGCACCCACTCGCCGTTCTCATACCGTGCCTCGCCGTTGTAATCGGCGAAGCACATGCCGAGCGGCGCGACCGTCCAGTGCAGATAACAGCGCTTTAGGAGCCCCGCCGGCACGATTGGCAGCGCGTCGCGAAGCGCGCGCGCTTTTGCGAGGATCTTCGGATTGACGGGCGCGTGCGGATCGAAAGCGCCGAGAGGTGACCACTGCGACACGGGATGCCTCCAAACGAAAAAGGGCCCCGCGATGCGGAGCCTGAGGGATTGGAAACGTGAGGATGACGGCCGCGCGCGCGGCGAGCTCGCTATCCGATCTCACGGCTGAGCAGTCGGAGCGGTGCCGCACGTCTCGTCGAAGTCGTGCCGCAGCTCGCGCGCGTAGTCGCTGGCCTCTTGCGCGTTCGCATCGTCGTCTTCGGCGAGCAGCTCCCAGACTGTCGCGATCTCGGCGTTGTTTCGCTTGATCCAGATCTGCGCCGCCTGGCGCTCGTGAGCGGCATGCGACGCCCGATGATCGTGCGTGCGCGCCCAGAAGTTTTGAACCGTTTGCGCCGTGATTGCTTTTGACGCGCAGTCCGAGGCGTGAGCACTGTGCTCGTCACGCCAGACGTCGCCTGTGGCGAACAAGATTAGCAGCATGATGACGTACGGAATGACTTGCGCGACGGAGGGGCGCTTCACGGCAGATCCTCGATTCGCTCGATATGATGGCGTCCGATGGCATGACCGATCGCGAATCCGCTCGCGGCCATCATCGCGAGCGCGAGGCCACACTGCGCCCAAGTTTCGCGCGGCAGCTCGTGCACGAACGAGACCGCGTACGTGAGCGCGACGCCGACGAGCACGAGCCGCACGGTCATGGTGTTGGCGAGTTTGGCGTAGGTTCGTCGGGCGATGGCGGTTGGCGGGGCTCCGGCGGTAACGGAGAGATAGAGGTCCGGGGCGTGCTCGTGATCTCGTCGCCGTTCGGTCGAATTCTGGTAGCCGCGATGATCGCCGGCGAATTCGCCGTCTGCGGCGAGTCCTTGGTCTCCGGGATGTTCTGACGTGAAGGCGGCTGCTGTTGCTCGCCGGGCTGATTCATCTCGATTTCGAGCCCACGTGCGCGCGAGAGCGAGAGCCGCCGCACGCTGGAGGCGAGCGACGAGAAGGGGAGCGATGCGTCCTGGGACACCGCGATCGTCGCGAGACCCACCAGCGCCGGAAGGACGCTCGCGTGTTGCAATCGATCGAACCCGATCTCGAAGATGATCCCACCAAGACCGATTGACTGCCCGAACAGCGCCAACCACGCGCGAACTGCTGCTTGCCGTTGCTGCACGATCCATATCTCCGCCAAACCTCCCGCCGAGTGCGGTTATCACTTTCTCCGGATAGAAGCTACGTTAGAACGATGAGAGCGCGGACCGCTTCCACGTATTTGTGGCAGTGCAGACGTAGAGGTAACTAGCGTCCCACCTGATTTGGCCCGCGGTGCACGATCCTGTGTCTGTGGGCGTTGAAAGGGTGAGTGAAAACACGGACCCAGCCGAAGCAATGTTGCCGGAAGTGTTGAGGTTGCCCGCGGAATCGACCGTCACGGCGTTTCCGGAACCGTACGCATTGAATTGCAAAATCCCGCCGGTCTGCTGCACGATCCATTTCGGATTTCCGCTGCTGTCCGTCAGCACGAATCCGTAAGGGCTCACCCATCCGCCGAGGTTGTTGAGCTCGGATTTAATCGACCCGGCCGTGTAGATCAAATTTCCGGAGTTATCGGGCGACGTTGTCCACGTCGTGCCACCGTTGGGATTGATCCACGCTTGGCTTTGCGTGCGCTCTTGCGACTGCCCGAAGTACGCGTTTCCCGCCGAGTCAAAATTATTGATCTGCTGCACCGGCTGAGCGCCGTTGAAGATCGCGTACCCTGCATGCCCGTCATAAACGTAGCTGTTTAGCCACGATGCACGGTTGCTCGTTGCCCAATTCGTGACGGTCGGCGACGTCGTCTCGATCGTGATTTGATCAAAGAGCACCGGGGATGTGCTGAGTTCGTTGATCTCGTAACACGCGCTCGAATTCGATGCATTATCCGAGCGAAGATGGATTCCGGTGAGGGTGATTTGACTCGAGCCCGGCTCGACGACGACGCCGCTGCACTGCGAGCCGTTTACGGTCAGATATGCGAGGTGTGACCGGTTGAGCGCAAGGTCCGCGCCCGAAGAATACGTCGTGCCTGGCGTGCCGAACTGCCCACCGACAATCGATACGTTCTCAGGGGTTGAAGGTGTCTGGCTCGAATCGGCGACAGACTGCAGCACCGGTTGATTGGTGCTGTCGCCGCAGTCCAAGTTCGACATATAGACGGCGCCAGTCGCGCCGCGCAGCGTCATCGCCGGCGTAGTTCCACCAGAGACGTAACAGATGAAATTGTTGACCGTGACGTCGTGGATGCCGTTCAGATAGAGCGCCTGCCCCGCGCTCAGGTTCTCAAGGTCGGCATTTTCGATCGTTGAACTCGACGAATTATTCGAAGCCGAGGTTCCGTCGAAGTCGATGCCTTTCGCAACGATATTTGCGGTGACGCCGTTGACGAAGACATCTTCGCTCGTAACGTTTGATAAGCTGGACGATTTCGACTTAATCAGCCATCCGTTGTTCAAGTAGAACTTGAGATTGGACAAAAAGACGCCGGTGCTGCTCGCTATCGAGATCGCATCGATTGCGGGGTTCGATGAGACCGTCGAACTCTGTCCGCCGTTGACGAGCAGGTTGCTGATTCCGACGTTGGTTGCGCCGGTGATGCAAATGAGACACGAACCTACAAATGGGGACTTCGGCGAAATGGTCGGGGCACTGCCGGCTCCCACGAGAAACACGCTCGGGGCGAGATTGATGGAAGAACTGACGAGACACGTGCCCGAGAGGTGCAGCGACCCTCCACCCAGCGCGGTGAGCGCCGCAATGGCGGAATTGATCGCGGCGGCGTCGTCGGTCGCGTTGTCGCATTTCGCGCCGTACTGCTGCGCCGTTGTAAACCCAATTTGGGGTGAAGCGAAGTACGAGCCGGCCCCGTTGATTCCGAGCTTCGCGCCATACGCGAAATCGATCGGATAGGGAAACGACGTCGTGCAATCTCCAAGAGATTGGCACAAAAACCCTGACGGCTTCCCGGCATTGGTCGAACACGTCGCCAACGCTTGAAAAATGCCGTTGATTTCGGAACTCGAGATAAGGGTGCGCGGAGCGATCGTCGGCGCGACGCACGGGGTCGCGGCCATGGCTGGAGTCGGATTTATCCCGCCGCCTTGCGGCGCGCAGACGAAAAACGCGGCAGCAAACGCTACCGCGAGCGAGAGGATCTTCCGCTTCACGATCAATCTCCAGCGCCGAGTGCGCGAGCTTATAGCAAGGGAAAAAGGGCCGCGAGACTAGCCGCTGGTCGCAAAGATGCGCAGGATCCCGAAGTACACACCGCTCGGCGCCGCACTGAACGTCGCCGTGACTGACGGAGCGCCGCCACCGGTGGAGGTGCCGCCCAGTTGCGCGGACTCGATACCGGGCTGGTCGGACACCATCGAACCGCCTTCCCAGGTCGAGTTCGCTCCCGAACCGGTGAGGTTGACGCTATGCCCCGAGCCGAGGTCAATCGTGATCTCGGCCAGCAGTTGCCACGTCACGCCAGGGATCGCCGGGAGCGTGGGCAGGGTCACGGTGAGGACCGTCGACGTGCTTTGCACGCGCACCCAGCGCATGAAGCAAAGCCCCTGCGCTTCCAGGGGCCCCGTAATCTGCGCGGTGTCGAACGTGCCGCCGCCAGTAACCGCGAGGCCGCCGGCAATCGCGCCGCCGCCTGTAATGTCGAGGGTCGCGGCCTGCAACGCCCCAGAAACAACGATGCTGGCGGCAGCGAGCGCAGCGAACGTCGCACTACCGCTCACCGCAAGCGTGTTGAGCGTCGTGTTGCCCGATACCGCGAGCGATGCGAGCTGCGTTGCGGCGGCTTGCAGTGCGGCGAGAACCGTCGCGCCCGAGACGTTCAGCGTCCCGTCGAGTTGCGTCGCGCTGTCAACCGTCAGCGATGCAAGCGTCGATGCCGCAGCGATCAGAAGGCCGAGCTGGGTCGACCCCGTCACGTTGAGCGTTTGAAGCGTCGTTTCTGTTGCGCTAAGGGCTGCTAACGTCGTCGATCCCTCGACGGTCAGCGTGCCGTCGAGCGTCGTGTTTCCCGAGACGACGAGCGACGCCAACTGCGCGATCGTCGCGACCAGGTCGACGAGATTCGCCGTCCCGGAGACCGTTGCGTTCCCGTCGATGAGGGCGTTTCCCGACACCTCAAGAGACGCTAGGACCGTCGCTGCGGCCGTAAGCGCGGCGAGCGCACTTGAGCTGCTGACGGCAAGCGATGACGCCTGAAGCGCGCCGAGGACGGACTCCCCGGTGACCGTGAGGGTTCCGTCGATGACCGCGTTGCCCAACGCGGTGAGTGTCTGGGCCACCGACAGCGTCGTGCAGACGAGGTTCGCGATCGGCGCGATGAGCTGCGGAAACAGGTACGCGATGTCGGTCTGCGAGATCGCCGTCGCACCAGCCGGCACGAGAATCGTGGCGAAGGGTTCATACCCCGCAGGCGCATCGGGCGTCACCGTCGCCGAGTTTCCCTCGACGTAGACGTACGTCGCCGTCGCTTTGAGGAGCGAGACTTGGGTTGGCGTGCCCGCCGCGGCGGGCTCGTTCCCGATCGCAATCACCGTGACCGTGCGCGCGTCCGCGGGGTCCGTACTGGAGATGACGATCTCCGTGGACGTAACGGTCCACGAGAGTTGCCCCGTCGACCCAAGGCTTGACGGCGTCACCATGACCGCAGGCGCGGTCGTGAAATTCGGCGGGAGGGCGATTGTGGCGGTGCCGGCCGCAAGTTGCGCGGTCGTCGCAAACGGCAGTCCCGTCGGGTCGCTATCTGCGCGAATGTTCCGGGTCAGGATCTGATTGCTTGCCGTGCGATTGCACGCTACCGCGATGAGGTCAAGTCGATTCGACGATCCCGCGGCCGTAACAGCGAGAGTCTGCGCGGGGCAGTTATCCGCGTGCAGGCCCTGGATGATCGCGCGCTGCCCGGTTCCACCAATCACGACATTGAGGTCCGAGCCGTCCGCCGTCACGGCAAGAGGCGTGGAGTACGCGCTCTCGATCGGTAGGAAATTCGGGCCGCCGATCGCATCGAGCAAGAGACCTGTAGCGTTGTCGATGTTTTGCTGGATTTGCGTCCAGTCGTCCGGCGCGATGAGCTGCCCCTCGGACACCGGGAGCCGCACGTCGCCTTGCGTATGGTCAGACATGCTGCTCCTTATGGACTCGAGATGGCCTGCCCGAAGTAGGCTTCGTCGTAGTGCGAGATGTCTGCAGGCTCGCCCGGGCTTGAAATGTAGACAGGCCGCGTGCCCTTTGCTCGATGCTGCTCGATCCGTTGCCCGAGCAACGGAAACGGCGCGATCGTGCTCTTCGTGTACGCCCACGGATCGCGCAGCACGGTGTTCTGCCCGATAAAGCTCTGCCCGATGAACCACGCGTGATTCGGCGCGGAGTTCGGAAAGTACGAGATGATTGCGAACTCCGCCGCATCGCCGTCCAGTTGATAATACGCCGCTCGCGCGGGATCGGACATGTAATCGAACACGTCGTGCGATGCCGAATTGTCTGCTTGATCGTTGGCGAAAAAGTCGAGCACGGCGGCCTTGACGTCGGGTAACGTGCTGCGCTGCTTGAAATTCGCGAGAAATCTCCCGTAATACGCGCTATCGCTTTCGCCTTGTCGTTTCGGCAGATACGCGCCGAAGAAGTCGGCTGCCAGCGATACGAGGTCGTCGCCGACGGAGGTCTGCGGACGCAGCGCGGCGAGCACGGTTTTTGTTTCGGAGCCGAGCGACACTTCAACGGCTGCGTATCCCTTGAGCATCGACGACGCGACGGGAGACGCTGATCCGAGAAACCACGTCGGTAGCGGGCCGATCGCAACCGCGGCGCTTTGCCACCCATCCGCGTCGAGCGCGAATTCCGGCACGACGTATTCGAGGATCGTGACGTTCGGACTTGATACCGAATACGTGAACGGGATGCTGGTTTGCGGCCCGAGATTGCCTCGAAACGAGACCGTGTACGTGAGACCGTCGATGAGCGTGTTGTCCGGAAGAACGACCACTCCGCCGACGCCGGTGTACGCGGCCCCGACGGGCGACCCGTTTTGGTCGAAGACCATCTCGTCGTAGTTGGACTCGTCCCAATACGATCGATCTCGAGGCGTGCCGGCGAGCGTCGAGACGGTTACAAGAATGCCAGGCGGCAGTGTCTGCTCGCCCGTTTCATCGTAGAGTGTCAGGATCATGACGATGCCGTAATTGCGAGCGTTCCCGGGGTGATCTGCGATCCAAACGGTGCCGTAACGTCGCCGACTTGGCCATTCAGCATCACGTTCGTCGCATTCGCAACCCCTGGGGTCGAGAGGATCGCGGCGTAAACGCGCGCGAGCGATGCGGTCGTCGATCCGCCAGCGGGATCGAGTCCGATCGACGAGAGATACGCGTTCACGTTGTTCGTGACGGCCGTGATCATCGCCGGCGAATTATCGAGGCCAGGTTGAAGCACGATCGTTCCAGCCACGGTCACCGCGAGCGTGCTCGCAGGAACGACGCGAAATCGAATCCCGAGAGCACGCACTGCGGTGATCGCAGCCGCTATCTGAGCGACCAAGGCCGGTGGTACCACGGTCCCGACCGAGTTGGCGAATCCGACGATAGCCGTGATCGTCGCCTTCGTCGCCGCGCCCGTCTCGTCGATCAAATCGCTCAGCGAATAGACGAGGTTCGCGCCGACGCTCTCGATCGCCGCAGCGACCGCGTTGTTCGTTGCGACCCGGCCTTCCGACCACTGCAACACGAAGCGCGCTTTGAGCGCCGTGTCCGTTTCGGCTGCATTTCCGTTCGAAATCGCAACCGTGTTGGTAAAGGCGACCGTTGCACTCGGCGTTGGATTGCCAGGCCCGGTGACGAGCGTAGAGATCGTACCCTTGGACGTATTCCCGATCGCGCCACTCTGCGTACAGGTCACGGTGAGGAAGCACGACAGCTGACCGGCCGGGATCGTGTAGACCCCATTGCCGCTCGCGTCGAATCCGAACGACGGCTGCGTGCTGTCGGCGGTCACGACGTATTGCACGCCGTCGGAGCGCTGTAAAACCGTGCCGACCGCGATTGTAACCGGCACGTTCGAGACGCTCGGAAGCGTTGCTTTCTCCGTCGTGCTCGAGGCGGACGTTGCGCCGATCCGAGGCACTCCGAAGCCCTCGACGTACGAGTCGAGATCGCCGTTCGGAGATCCATCGGAGTTTTCGGGAATCGTCGACAGGCGCGCAATTTGGGCGAGATACGCGATCTGCGCTTGCAGCTGCAGCGCGAGCATCGCGTGCGCACGGAAGATCGGCATGAGACCGCCGCCAGCGGCCAGATTCGCGGGCTTGAGGCCCTCAGCCAGCATCGCCGCGCTGTACGACGTAGCCATCAGCTCGTTCAGTTCGTCGAGTGTGAACGACAGATCGGAGAGCGCCAAGCGAATGCACTCCTCGGATTACTGCTGCTGCGGATTGAGATTGATCGGCGGAAGCGTCACCGGATCGCCGTTTAGGTTCGTGTAGGTGATCACCACGTACACGGTGTTGCCGACGACTCTGTAGTCGACGGTCGCAGGGCTATCGTTCGAAACGCCCGGGTCATCGGCGAGCGCGCGCAAGATCTTCGTCGTGATTTCATTTTGCGTATACTCGTCGGTCGGATCGTCGACGTGCGCGGGAATGCCCGCGCCCCATTCGGGATGATGCACGTCCTCCGGATCTTGGTATACCTCGCCGTCGCTCGAGCGCGAGCGTGTGATGATCAGGCGATAAAGGCGCTGCTGGGTTGCCGGGTCGTCGATCTCATCGTCGATGAGATACACGAGCGACCCGTTGTCATCGA